GCATATTATGAAGGAATCAATGATGAAGTCTTTCAAAATCAGCGCTGGTATAGATTATTTAGATACGAAAAGAACAGATTTAACTCATTTACGCCATTTCGCTTTAATTTTAGCAAAACAGTAGTAGATGCAGTATTAAATAGATTAGAGGTTGAACAAGTTGAGACAACAAGCCCACAAGGTAATGAATTTATCAACACAGTCTTTGATCAAACAGATATAAAGCTAGATATGAACGAAATACATAAGAATGTACTTGTTTATGGCGATGCTTATGCAATTATTTGGCCAGATATGCAAGGACAACTAGCAATTGATTACAATTCACCGCTAAACACAGTTGTAATTTATGATGAAGAGAATCCTCGTATTAAGTCATTTGCAGCAAAGCTATGGCAGATTACAGATGAATTAGATCGTAAAGTAATTCGTCTAAACATGTATTATGCTGACAGAATTGAAAAATATGAAGGATTGGGCGATTTAGAGTTTATGAATGGCGTTCCAAACCTTTCTTTGATGGAAACAGTTGTAAACCCATGGGGAGAATGCCCAGTATTCCATTTCCGCACAAGCAAGCCATTTGGAAGACCAGAACATGCTGATGCATTTGGTCCACAAGATGCAATTAACAAATTAATCTCAACTCACATGTATACAGTTGATTATCAGGGTGCTCCACAGCGTTATGCCCTTTCAAATGGCGGAAATTCAAATGAATTTACTGATTTTTCAGAAGATGATACAGCAAGAGAAAATCTTGGATCATTGCAGAATGGCCCAGGACAACTTTGGTATCTACAAGGTGTAGCAGCAGTTGGACAATTTGCAGCGGCAGACCCAAAGACATTTACAGATCCTGTTAATGAATTTGTATCTGACATGGCAGCAATTACATCAACACCAGTACATTACTTCTCAAGCACACAGTATTTGCCATCAGGTCAAGCATTGCGTGTAGCAGAAGCACCACTATTTAAGAAAGTATTAAATCGTCAATTAGCTTTAGGCTCAACTTGGAGAGATTTATTTAAGTTCATGCTTAGAATTGAAGGAATTAATGCTGAAGTAGAAATTGATTGGAAGTCACCAGAGTCAATTGATTCTCTTGACCAATGGGATATCGCAGTTCGTAAAAGATCTGTTGGTTTGCCAGTAAAACAAATTCTATTGGAGCTTGGATATGATCCAGAGATGGCACAACTTATTGAAGATGCATCTGGAGCACAACAAGAAGTAGCTTTGCCAGGAACTGGCTTAAATACAAACAATTTAGCGCTGCAGCAAGCAGCAGCTGAGGAAACAAACCTAGGAGAATAAAATGGAAGAGCAGAACGAAGTAGAAGGTACATCTACCGAAATTCGTGATCCACAGGCCGTACTTTCAGCCTTGGAAAAGGCGAAAGCGGAAGCTAAGAAGACCCGTCTTGAAAAAGAGGAGTTGGAAAAGCAATTAGCAGAACTAACAAACAAAACATCTTTGGCCCAGGCTAGATTGATGGATGAGAAGATTCTCAAAAGTCTATCTAGCTTAGGGATTCCAAATGGATCTAAATTGATGAAATATCTCAAGACAGACCAATTGCAATTAACAGATGATTTTGAGGTTGCTGGATTAGAAGATCAAATTGAGACTCTAAAATCAGATTTCCCAGAATTATTTGACCCAAAAATAATTGTAGGTGGCAAAGCAGATACCGCAATGTCTAAACCAGTAGATGTTGTGCTAACTGCAAGCGATTTACAAGCAAAAGCAGTACTAAGATAACATAAATTGAGGTATAATTGTCTTATGCAACTCCAGATGGACATTTGGATTGCGATTAATATATTCGGACGATTATATGTTCAAAATTCAAATTAACTAATAAAAGGAGAAATAACATGGCCGCAGGTCGTACAGATCTCACCGAAAATAATGGTTATATTCCAGAGGAAAAGGGATCCGTTGCTATTCAAGCAACTCTCGTTAACTCTGTTGTAGAATCATTTGCTCGTCGTGAGAATATGGCTTCTCGCACAAAGGGTGTTCCACGTTTCGTATCAGATGCTCCAAGCATCGTTGCTGAAGGCGTAGACATTCCTAACTCAGACACAACTCTAGATGAAGTTGTTCTGACAGCGAAGAAGTATGCACAAATTTTCAACATCTCAGAGGAAGATATCAATGATTCATTGGTAGACACTCTAAACACATACAAGAGAGAGTGGGCTTCACAATGGGCTCGTAAGTATGATAACGCTTGCCTTGCAGTAAATGCAGCAGCAGACGGAGATGACGGACAACCGTTTACATCTCTATATCGTGCAGTTTACACAAACCCAGTTGGAACTTCACAAATCATTCAGACAGGTGGAGCAGTTTCATTCCAGGACATTTCAAATGCTCTAGGATTTGCTGAGTCAAGCAAGTATTTCGATGCTGCTAACACAGTAATTATCGCACACCCAAAGATGCTTGCAGAAATTCGTAACATGGAAACAACAGGTGGAAACCTTGTTCTTCCAGATCCACTAGGTGCACGTCCAGGATCATTATTTGGATATCCACTAGTAGTATCATACGGAGCAGCTCTATCAGCCGCAGCAACAGCAGCACCAACAGGTAACCCACTTCTAATCGTTGGTAACCGCAACATGATGATCAATGGTGTTCGTGGTGGCGTAGAGTCAGCAATCTCTCGTGATGCAGACTTTTCTAAGGATGGTGTCTTGCTCAAGACTCGTGTTCGTCGTGGTTTTGCTATTGCAGAAGCCAGCGCATTCGCAATCGTTGAGAAGACAGCATAAGGGGGAATAGAACATGCCAAGTAAACTATACGGTAATTTCCTCGTAAAAGCTCTTAACAAGGAAGTAGATTGGGATACAGATACCATCAAGGTAGCTCTAACCACTTCTTCATACACACCAAACCAGGATACTCATGACTACTTCAATGACGTAACAAACGAAGTATCAGGAACTGGTTACACAGCAGGTGGAAACACTCTAGCATCAAAGACAATCACATATGATGACGCTAATAACGTAATCATCTTGGATGCAGCTGACACTACTTGGGCATCTTCAACCATAACAGCACGTTATGCAGTTGTTTATGCATCAACAGGTACAGCATCAACATCACCATTGATTGGATACGTGGACTTCGGTTCAGACCAATCTTCAACTAACGGTAACTTCACAATCACCTGGGACGCAACAGGTATTGTAAGAGTTACAGTAGCTTAAGGCTTATAAGCTACTATGGACGTAAGGGTAGAAGCGAGACCACTAGCAGCAGCCGCTGTATCTGTGGAGGCAAAGACAATTGTTGAGATAATCTCCAATTGTGTAATTCTCTCACCAGTTGTTTCTCGCTTCTCCCTTGCTCCAGTAATTTCAGTAGGCGGAAATAGTATTTCATCAATAACACCAGAATCTTACAGAATTGGAGTAAAGGCTGCGGTGTAATACCAGCAGCCTATTTTTATGCCCGTTTATACCACTTATGGAAGCTTAGTAGGAAGCTTTAGTCCATCATACTACTTTAAATTAGACAATGCTTCATGGCCAGTAGTGCAAGATGGATCAACAGCTATAACTCTTGCACAGGGTGGTAGTTTTGCAAACTTTACAGCAAACCAAACTGGTATTGTAAATAAATGCGTATCTTCAGGAAACACAACTAACTATTCATATTTTAATACATCAGAGTCATCATCAGTATTTACTACAGCCTACACATTTGCAGGCTGGGTTAAGTTTAATGGAAATAACAACGGAACATTAGTTGGCCTTAACAACGGTCAAACAGGAAGCAACCTAAGACAATTTAAGATTTATGCACAATATATAAATGGAAATATTCTATTAGGATATGACTACAGAGTAGGAACAACTACAACAAACGTTGAAAAAACAACATCAGCTACTACTGGCGTTTGGTATCACGTAGCAATTACAGTTCCTTCTACAGGAAGCACAACATTTTATGTAAATGGATCATCTATTGGAACAGACTCTGGACTTCCATTAATATCTACAGATTTTAACAATTTAACAAAGGGATGGATTGGTACTCCATCAACTGGAAACCAAGACGGATTCTCTAATGGTTATGTTGATGAAATTGCAGTATTTCCATCAGCATTATCAGCACAAGATGTATCTGATTTACATGTATGGCCAAAGTCTGCATATCCAGTAGCTGCACCAGCAACTGCATCAGCGCTAGCTGTACAGCCTGCTTTAAGCCTTGGTATTAATCTTGCAGTAGATCCTGCAACAGCATCTGCATTATCTGGTGACCACAGAGTATCTAACTTTAACTATACAAAGAGATTAAGCAGATATTTAACAGACACATTAAATGTGGCTAACTACTTTAAATTTGATGAGCCAACAATTCAAAACTATGGAAGCGCTGGCGATACAGAATGGCATATAACTGGCAATTACGCCCTTGCTACGGACAATGAAGATCTTGGCCCAGGTAATGAACCTTATGGTCGTTTTGATGCATTAAGCACAGCAATTTCTGTTCCTAGAGCAACAGAACCATTATGGAATGAAGATATTGAAAATAATAATTTTGCCCTTGGTCTTTGGATAAATATTGGTAGCGATACAGGAACATTCTTTGAAGCAATTAGACAAAGCGATATGACTGCAAATATTGAACTTGGTTTAAATGCTAGCGGTTATGTTTTTGGAAAAATAGTAACAAGTACAGGCACAACCACATTAACTGGTAGTACTGATTTAAGAGACGGTTTATGGCATTTAGTTGGACTTTCATATAATGGCTCTACAATGAAGCTATATCATGACGATAGCGTTACTGCATCAGGAAGTTTGACTGGTTCAATACAAGCAATTGACCGTGTTAATATGCTTGTAGGATTTACAACTCCTTATAACGTAAAGATTTCTACTATGTTTGTAGATTCAACAACAGTTATTGGTGAATCAGAATTTGATGAAATTCATACAAGAGGATCTCAATTTATTACTGGTCATGCTATTTTCCCAGAACCAAAGGTTAAGATTAGTACATCTCTATATGATTACTTAGATACATTAACTACTCAGTCATATATTAAATTTGATGGAACTGGTGCGCCTATTGACTTTGCTAATGACAGCACAGTTACTTGGTCATTAAATGGATCTGCAGGAGACATTACTCCAAATCAATTATCAGAAAACGTATTTGCATATAAATTTGTAGATAAAGAATCATTCTATGAAGCAAACGCTTTCGGTAATTATGGCACGGATAAAATGACTGCCTTTGCTTTGTTTAAAGTTAACCCATCATTAATGAATGATGGTGGCACTGGAATATATGGATCAAAAAATGCTATTTGGTCCCCTCCTAGCTTTGGTACAGGCGGATTAGTAATTGGTTGCGATGATACATCATACTTTGCTTATATAGCAAATTCAGATTATTCTGCAGAAACATTCCTTAATTCAGCTAACAATACATTAGATTCTAATTATCACTTAGTTGTTGCCGTAAAAGATGGAACAAGTTTTAAATTATATCTAGATGGCAAAGAAGTAGCCTCAGATACTCTTGATTCTTCAATTGTACTTGCATCTGATCCAGGATATGGATTCGTAGGCGGTAATGAAGTTACTTGGTTCTTCCAAGATAATACACCTACAGAAAAGTATATTGATGTTGTTGGAGCTACTGCAACAGCATTTACAGCACAAGAAGTATTTAATCTTTATAGATTAGCCCTGCCAGTTGATGACATGACAGCATCAGCTACATTTTCAACACCAGTAGGATTAGCAGGATTTGGCC